CTACTTAATATTATTAGATGTACTACCGCTTAAAGCCGCTTCTGTTTCGCTTCTGTTTTCTACCCGGCTTGCCAGTTTTATAATATGCCGGTTATTTACAACATCAGACAATTTTGTCATTCTCATATGAACATATTTCTGGGTAGTCCGGATGTCAGAATGACCCATTAATTCCTTTACCACTGTTACATCATTATGCTGTATGAGTTGGGTCGCGAAACTGTGGCGTGTTGCGCCGTAGAGGCTTACGCCTGGCAAGCCTGAATGTTGCGACCATTGAAACCAGAGCGCATTCGGAAAATATCCTTTGCCGGTTTTTGCGTTAATAAATAAAAATTGTTTCGGCAGCTTAGAATCGATGTGCCGCCCGGCAATTTCAAGAGCCCGGTCAGACAAGGGAATTATGCGTTTGCGCTTTTGTTTTGAAGTCTCACGAATTTTGTTTCCGGACACATAGGTCCGCTCAATCCGGGCAGTGCCGTTTCTCAGATCGACATGCTCCACAAGCAACGCGCAGACTTCACCGGGCCGTAAACCGGTCTCCATCATAAATTCTATGGGGTCTCTGTGCATCTCCGGGATATGCTGTAAAACTTCGGCCTGCAATTCATAATCGATTGTCAGGACGGTCTTGCTGTCATCACCTTTTACCATAGGAAAACGGGGCATAACATTAATCGTTTCCCGTTCTTTGAGCCAGAAAAAGAAATTCCGTAAAGCATTGAGAATATTTTTACGGGTCTTAATGCTGATTCCACCAAGTGTATCTTTAAAATTCTCAAGGTGCTCTCGGGTTATATCTTTAACATCAATGCCTTCAAAAAAAGTAAAACGGTGCCGCGTATAAGATGCATAATTTCGAGTTGTTCCAGGGCTAAGTTCACCCATTTTCTCTTGATTTATCTTGCCATCAAGCCACTTATCAATCTGGTTTTCAAACTTTCTTTCAGCAATTCGTGCATCAGTAAAGTCAACCGGTTTAAAAATACCTTTTTTGATTGCATTTGATATCTCTATAAGCCTGTCTTTTGCCTTGTCATAGGTAAATACATACCCCTGTTCATCCCGGCGGTATTCGTAGTGTTTCCCGCCCCAATAAACACAGATAAGGCACTTGTAATTACCGCACTCACAAACCCCATCCATCTTTTTGCGGCACTTATTACACAAAATTACCCCTGTCATAATGATACCTCCTCTCTTTAAATCATCCTGAGATATCATACGTGAGGGTTTTTTATGTGTCAAGCTTGCCTTCCGGACTGTTTTATTCATCTATTTCCATAAACGTTAATACTGCCTCGATAGCCCTTGTAAACATGGCAAGGATAATCAACGCAAATAATAGGAATGCATAAAATGGCCACCATACAAAATAGACAGGTTTATTATTGTGGAGAACGTTCATAAAATATATTTCCCCCGATCATATGCAGGTTATTATCGGTCATGCATCCTCCTCAGTTGTGAGAGTCTTCTGTTGATTACAGCAGGGACAAAAACACGATCCGGTATTTTATCATTTTTTGGTTTTTCATAGACTTGCTTCGGCCGCTCGAATACCGATAAATCATCAATATTACGGTTCGGACGTATAACATAAATTATAGTTATTCCAAATCGTTGCCGACAATTGTTACAGTCATGATCTGTAGCACAAGTTATATTGCAAGAAGCCCGGCAGGAATTTGCCTCTGAATAACACATCATACCTCACCCCCGGATACACTAACTCCTTCACTCTGTCGCTTAATTTCGGCGTCGACTACGATCCATAACTTTGAGTCCCGCTTGCCGGCGGCTTCGAGCTTTTTGAGCAGATTGCCGAGATAAAATATATTGAGTCCCAGAATGGGGCGATAGCCCTCGCATTTCATTATCCAGACATGTGTCGGTGTTCCGGTGGAGTCCGCTAATACCCTGGGGATTGCGCTTATTGCATCCTGCTCGGGCAGTGAAGGCTTTGACCGGTGTTTATGGATAGTTCTTTGCATTATCATTCCCTTACCGCTCGTTTAACAAGTTCTGTCGTGTTGATAAGACGCTCCGGAGAAAGAGTCTTCTGGACCGCTTCCACTTTGCAGCCCAGGACATCATAATGAGGATAGCGGTGATCCTGAAACCATTCCCGTTTTAATCCTATTCTGCGGCTGTTGGCAAAGCGGTGCAGCTCGTCGATGGATTGATCGCTTACAAGATGGCTGCCGTCAAAGAGGATCATGCCTGCACCTCTTCCGGCAGTCCAAGAACTTGCCGGATACTATCCTTCCAGCGGATCTTCGGGGAGTCCTTCAGCTCATTATAAAGATTGCGAATGAAATCATCTGTCTGGCAGTTCCGGAGTTCCCGGAGAAACATGAAATCATTCGGAGCCCAGGTTGACATATCAACCCGGCGCTTGATATTGTTCATCTTGCCGATCCAGATTGTATCAGTGACGAAAGGATTAACATTTTTTACCAGGTCGATGATTGAATCATCAAGATATGGTTCGCAGGATACGGAAGTTTTAAAACCTGACTTGTAAGCAAATTCAAGACTGTTCAGGCGGTCACATAATGTTGGAGCGCCCGGCTCCCAGAATTTAAGGGCTTCATCATCCATAGAGCCGATTGTGAATCTCCAGGTGATTTGTTTTTTGCAGCTTGCAAATTCCTTACAAAGGGCCGTGACAACTTCAAAATGAGGTTTTGTAACCAGAAGTATTTTATTGCCTGCTTCAAGCCAGGGGCGTAAAAAAGCTATTGTTATATCTATGCCCTCAGGAAAGATATCATGCATAGTCGGAAACATAATGCGCCCTGGAAGTTTTTTCGGTGTTTTCTTTAATACCTTAAAAGTGATCCACTGCATTGTCCGCCAGTTTTCAGACACTTTAATCCATTTAAAGCGCAACGCCATTTCCCTTGCATAGCAGTATTTACAGTCATGCCTGCAGCCGTAAAACAGATTCAATGAATGTTCCGACCATTCCCGAGTGCCGGTTTTTTCCTTTTTTATACTCATGTCCTCGATTGCTCCTTTACCGGGATTACATGCTGAAAAAGCCTGGCAAACTGATTGTCATAAATGCTTCTGAATTTAAACTTGATTGCAAATACTTCAGTCCCTTGATATGCAATTACTTCGCATACCGTTTTGTCGCCGATGTGATTAATTTCCCGGATTTCCTTCAGTTCAAGTTCATTCATGATGTGGCCTCTATTTATGTACCCAAGTTGAAAACATAAACAGCATTTCTTCCTCGGGCGAACGAAAATCATTTTTTGCTAAAGGTTGTAATTGCTCGAGTAAATCTGGATGTTCCGAGAAGTCTACGGTTAAAATAAGCGGAAAAGCTGGAGGCTTTTTAAGTATATGATGAACTTCATTTACCGTTTGGTCAGGCGCGTTTTCGGTTGATTTATTTTCTATATCCGGGGCGGCTGCAGTATGCCTCCCGATATTTTTCTTCGGCTTATAGATATACCCTTTTATTTTATGGAAGCATTTATCGCAAAGCCCTTCAATGTGCGCATATTTCTCATTACAGTTAGTACATTTTTTCTTATCTGCCATATCAGTTACCTCCGCTTTTTTTTGTTGGACTTTCTCATCAATTTCTAAAACTTTAGCGGGCTCAGCCTCTTTTTGCTCGGGCGCCACTTCTTTTACCTTCCTGCTGCCGCAAGACAGGCATTTTTTTTCGTTTATGCGGTTAATAGTGTCATAGTCATCAACAATATTCCCGCTGTCGCACTTCGCGCATACAAGGATTAGTTTCCCCGGAGGAGGGAGGACAAAACCTCCGGGGATTGGTGGGGTGCTGCAAGAAACACTTCCCTGATTCAACATTTATTCTCCTAAAGGCAGTTCAACTCCTAATTCAAGGAGATCCAGCTTAATTTTAATAATTTCCTTTTCCGCTCGATCAATACGGTCATGTTCCCGTTGAAGCTGATCTTTTAAAACCTGTATCAGTGCGCTATTCCCGCTCATAGGCTTACCGCCTTCCATTTAATTTCAAGGCCAGCTTTATCAAGGTCGTTCTGTGCTGATATAGCTTCGGCATACGTTATATCGAAGATGTGAGCAAGTTGTATAGTGACATCAAGTTTATTAAGTTCCGGACGGCGGGATGAGTCACCGTCCGGAGAGTTGGGGGTGTTATTATGAGAAGCAGGGATGTTTATAACAATTCTCTTATTCATCGGCTTTATTCCCTTTGTTTGTTTTGTGAAATTTCAGTTTCTTTTCCGTGCTTTCTGCGCGATCCTCACCCGGACTTGCCAAAGATGTATCCGGTATTCTGGTTTTCCTTGCAATGATCGGTGTTTCCATGCCCCTGATCGGCATAACAAGGCAGGTGTAACCCGGTTCCTCAAATACTGCCGCGCCGAAGCCCTCAGGGTATGTAATACTGATCTGGTCAGCATCCATATGCTCTATCGCGTCAAGGATGAATTTCAGGTTGAATGCCTGCTGGAAGGGGGCCTGACTCTTGTACTCACAATCTATTGTGTCCACGGCATAGCCCGCTGAGGTCTCAACGGATATTGTGAGCCCGCCGGAGAAATCCCGGTTCAGGAAAACCACGTTGTCGTCTTTCTTTGTAAGCGGGGCGACATGCTTCAGGGAATCAAGAAGCGCGACACGCCGGATAAAGATCATATGATCATGGTTTGAGGGTATGAGACTCTCATAATCAGGGAATGCCCCTTCGATGGTCCGGAATATAAGCGTCACAACCGGCGTCATGAACTGGGCATGTTTCGCGTCAATGACAACGTCAACATCGTCCTTGTCGTCGATTGTCTCTTTGAGCATCTTTATATTCCTGCCGGGCACAAGTATCTGAGGCGTGGGAGTTGCGCCGTCCCGTATATCCTTCTTATAGAGCGCCACCCGGAAACCGTCAGTCGCGCACATCCGGAACTGCCCGCCTTTGATCTCGATCAGGATGCCGGTGAGCGTGTACCTGCTTTCGTCAGCACTTACCGCGTACAGGACCTTGTTTATACCTCGCATGATGTCCACACCCGGCACGGATAAAGCAACGTCACCGTCAAGGGCTTTCACTTCCGGGAAGTCTTCCGGATTCTGCATGGCGAGACCGATCTCGGTTTTGTTGTATCGGATTACCAGGGTGCCTTTATCTTCTTCGGGTTGCGTAATGTTTACATCTTTTTTGGCAAATCCCTCAAGAATACCCGAAAGGACGCCCCCATTAACCATGATCTGTTTCGGTTCCGGACCATCATATTCCGAGCGCAGTTCCGTTATGGCGCTCACTTCCAGATCCGTCGCCCGGATCGTCCCGCCCTGACCGGCCAGAGTCATGAGGACATTGCGGGTAACCGGCATCAAAGACTTGACCTTTGTAATCCCTTTGAGCAGGTCAACTTTCCCTTTCAAATATTCAGCATTAATTGTAAATTCCATATGTATATCTCCTTTCAGGCAGCACAAGCAATGCCATGTTTTTTAGCAAAATCAGGGTATAGAATAGGCGCTCTTGCTGTAGGTTCTGTGTATTCTATTTTATAGACTTGGAGCAGACTTTTTAATTGTGCATTCTCTTTTAAAAGATGCTCATTTTCCGCTTTGGTTTTCTCATAGCAGTCAGGACAATAAGCACTATCATCATAAACACGCTTACGGCATCCATCGCAATGGAAAGCTACATCGTGAGTGACCTCAATCATCTTTTCCCCCCGGCTCCTTTCGACGCCGCAGCAGTTTTCAATACATATCCCGGATCGTCAGTAAAGCTGAGAGTTACCGTATTTTTCATATCCGGATGAGGGGAAACTTTCATGTCCAGGTCAGCCACATAAAACATCCCGCCGTCTTTCATGCGTTCTTTTATTACTTTCTTTACATGCGCAAGCGTAGCGGCCCTTCCTTTCTCATAAATAGTATCGCTGTTCATCTCGCTCCCGGCTATTACCCCGCCCAGGAAAACAACAATGATGACTACCCAGAAGAAACACCGCATTGTCCGCCTGTTTTTTTCTTCCACGATCATAAATTTAGGTTTCCTGTCCATATCCATCCTCCTTGTAATCATTTTCCGTTTTTCCCTGTGGGCATAATCGTTACACGGAAAATTATGAAAATTTTTTTATATGATTCTCACTATAGTCCTGCTGCTTCCTTTGCCTTCCGGGAAAAGAGTTTTAATGACAGTTTTTTACGGGTTAATTCACGAGTCTTTTTTATAAACGATGATACCCGTCTTATAAGGTGTGTTCCCTCTTCTTCAATTTTTCTGGCATGAAGTTGTGTTATCTCTCCGGTAGAAAGTGCGTCCGTTGCCGCTGTTGTTAAATGTCCTACTTCCCGGAGCGTTTCGACGAGTTCCATGGATAGATCCTCAATCCCTTCGGCGGATTCATCCATTACTGCGTTGAGTCCGAATTTTGTGTTCAGATAATAAATAGGTGCAAAAGCATCATCCTTGGGTATACCCAGGTCAAGGGCGGTCTGGACAATAGTTTCAATACGGTCAAGACAGTTAAATGCTCCGCTGTCGGTAAAATCCGTAGTAGGTTCCTGCCATTTATTGACGGTTATTGTTGACAGATGGAGCCGTCTGGCGTGCTCGGCGGTTTTGCCCGCAATAGCCTTTTGAAGCGCTTCATAGCTTTTCATTATACCTCCCTTTATTGGTTATAATTGCCGCAAGGCGGCAAACCCGGTATACATTAATAATATGCTTGACAAAACCCTTGTAAAATTTGGAGAATTAAAAACGAAGACAGGCGTTTTTCCGTTTAAGGCTCGTGGCTGGGCTCTCTTCGTACTCAACGCCTGTTTTGCGTAGTGTTTATTGGAGGTGCATAAATTGAAAGGCATTGTAAAAGGGTTAAATGAGAGAATAGGCTTTTTTGCTGTTGAGTTGGATAATGGTGAATTCTCTGTGTGTGAAATTACAGACTCTTGCAGTGTTGAATTGGGAAATATATTATCCGGCAATTTGGAAAATCTTGCGGGCGAAACATTAAAAAACCTTTCCCGAAATGAAGATATTGACGTTTTTATCCAGGCCACCCACTGTGATATGAAAAGAGTTTTGGAATTATTAAAGGGGGATTTAGGATGGGTTTCTTGATACATTTTAAGGGAATGCAGGTAAGTCTTTGCTATGTGCCGGTGAACTTCTCTTCCGAGGGGTGATATGAGCGTATTATTTGCAGATTCTGTTGATTTATTTGCCAAGAAACTTAAACGCTCTTCAAAATTAAGCTCAGAAAGAATTACCCGTGGTTTACGTGCAGTAGGAGGGTTATTAAAAGATTTTTCTTCAGCCACGATTTATCTCCTTTACGGTTTATTTGCTGTTTCCATTATGAATTTTATGGAATGTCATAATGGAATAATAAACAAGTATGTTTATTTATGTCAAGAAAAAAATAACTATGAATAGTACATTTTTTAATCAAGATACATTTCCGGGGCTTTTTAAACAATTACGAAAGAACCGGAAAATAAATCAGGAAAGCATGGGGCTGCTACTTGGTGTCCGGAAACAGACTGTTATGCGCTGGGAAAAGGGGTTATCTAAGCCCACTACTGAAAATCTATCTGTCATCATAAATAAGCTTCATTTAGCTTCAAATTATTTTTCAGGTAAAGCAGATAATAAGATTAACCCCCCAGAGCTTGAATCTCATCCAAACGGCGTAAATACTATTGTAAACGATACAAGCAGCGAATACACCGCCAATTGCCCCGCTGACATTGTTTGCCGCACGATTTGTAAAACCTGTATAGATTCATCGCCAGAAGATAAAGATGCTTTTCTTATGTTGTCTGCGATTCTTGGTTCAGATCAGGAGGGGACAAAATTAGCGATTAAACAGAACTTAAGGGAATTTGTCAGGCTTGTAAATCCTGCTGTACCTGCTCCAAGCCATCCGCCGAGCCAGCCTGTAAAGCCTAAAACAATATCAAAAATAACGGGGGGTGGGGAAAGGGGAAGCGTAGACAAAAAAAGGGTTGGAAACAGTTAATGCTATTTGATATAAAGAATATGCAATCAGGCAAGGTATTAACCATTGAGTATATATATGAAACCATTATGTTTCGCGCTTCCAGGCATATTCTTGCAGCGAGATTTCTGCCCGATGGAACGCTTACCTATGTCAATGAAATGTGCCGGAAATACCTTCCCGGCCGTCCGGGTGATACCATACTTAAAGATATGCACGATAAAGAACAGCGGAAAAAGATTGCAAAGCGGATTTATTTATTTACAAAAGAGGAACCGATCCGCACGTATATTGATAATATACACGGCATGAAAATCAGGTGGTATAATAGAGCAATCTACAATGACGATGAAAGCATAAAAGAATTTGAGGGTATAGGCTGGGTTATAAAAGAGAAGGAAGAAAAGGCAGTATCGGAAATGATAATATAAGGGAGATTTATGGCGCTTATAAAATGTTCAGAATGCAAAAAGGAGATTTCCAGTATGGCAAAATCATGCCCTTCCTGTGGGCATCCCGTACAAGCCGTAACCATTGAAGCTACCGGAAAACAATACAAAAAAGTACAGTTAATAGGGTTATTAATATTTTTCATTGGATTTATCTTCCTATTTACATATCCTCCGGTTGGTATTGTAGGTTCTCTTTTGGGATTAGGCCTTTATATCTATAGCCGTTTCGGCGCATGGTGGCAGCATGGATAAAAAAATAGGAAAGAAAATGATATTTTATTTTGCTGTATTAAGCATAGGCTTTTCACAACCAGCGTTTGCCGCTTCTAAAGCCGACATAGATAAAATGACAACATACGCGGTGGTCCTGGGCAGAACTGTGGCCTGTGGAGCTAAAATAGAAAAGCCTATGCAACAGGTCAGCAAATGGTTTGATAAAAGGTTTACCAAAGCCTCCGGAGATAACAAAAGATACTTGCCGATTTTTGCAGAGGCTATAACATATAATGCCCAGGAGCAGAAAGAAGGGAGAAGCCCCGATACATGCGCTGCCGTACTTAAGGTGTATAGGGATTTTCCATGGCCATAAAATTATAGGGTTTCAAATCATCACTTCTGTTTCCCGTTCCGCTCTTGTCTTGTAATCTTCCCCAAGCCTTTCTTTTTCGGCAAGATAAACAGGTTTCCAGCGCTCTATTTTTGCCGTTACAGCCGATTCTCCTATCGTTTCAACTGCGTGTTCTGCCCAGACATCAGCGTCAATCACTATATGATTCAACACTGCCCTATCTTCATCTGACAATACCATTTGTATCCTCCTTTAGCAAACCAGACTGCCGCTAAAAAATGTATATACGGTTCCTGATCCATCAACAACCACAACGCCGGTGCCTCCGCTGACGTATGTAGTTACTTTGGCTGTATCCCCTGCGTCCATATCTGCCAGGCATGACAGTACCATAGACTTATGTGATACAAAGGGGTTTGCGCCTGCTGCAAACTGATCATATATGGCATATTCTCTGTTGCTGGTAAGAATTGACAACCAGTAAAAGTTATGCGCGGCGGCAAGATGCGACAAATGCACAGCGCATTCAAACCGGTATCTGCCCGCCACCGGGGCGGTAAATATGCCCGTTGATATATCAAAATCCGCGTTTTGATCGAAAACCTCAGTATCGAATATAACCGTGTATACCGATCCCTCGCCGGTAACGGCTGCGCCTGATGTATTTAAACGCGCTAAAAATGCCGGTTGACTGGCATTTACAACCTCGCCGGCGGCAGACTCTTCCATAGCGGACGCGGTAAGTATTTTTGATGCATTAGCCCTTACTAATCTGTTTGCAGTAAGCTGCACCATCGCCTTGCTGTGTGCGCCGTCGTCTCCATGCTCACCGAATAACAGATCGGCATTATCCCATAATTTATTGTAGTCGCTTTTTTTTGTAGCATTTCCAATCGTTGTCGGGTTGGTTGCTGTTCGCGCCATATTGTCACCACCATAATGATTTATTTAATGATTCCGCGTCCGATGTGAGGCAAAGGCCGTCATCATCACACCAGAAACCGGAGTTATCTTTTTCCTGATCGGTTGCCGTCGCCCAGTCGGGTGCAGTATCGCCCATCCAGAAACCGACATTATTGCCAAAGTCCATGAGGTCGCGGCCTCGCAGCTTGACAAATAAAGGGAAGCAGGAAACCTCTTTGCTGATAATTTCAAAAACCCTTTCTGTATACCCTCCGGGTGTCTGATACGGGGCTCGTGCCAGTGTTACTGACACTTTATCCCCCAGGGTTTTGCTGATCTGCCCGGCCTTGAGTATTAATGATATGACCGGAGAAGGACTCCTTGTAATCCAGTTCAGACGTGCGGCAAGCTCTTCAGCGTCGGCTTTTGACCTCAGATACGTATCTATTGTCAAATAATCATCTGATTTGTATCTGTATTTTGATTCATTATTCGAGGCTTCCGTGTAGAGACGTTCCCCGGTAGGCCCTTGCCAGGCATAGCCTATTTTTACCTTCCAGTATAACTGTGAGCTGTCGTCAACTATTTCAGGTTCTTCCTGTATATCCTCTTTTGCCAAAACAGGAACGGTACCGGTATTTGACGGATACCATGTCCGATACCGCAAGAGCCCGGAGCCGTCCTCATCAAAAAAGGCAAGGTCTGACTGACAGGCCGTCTCGATGATCGTCAACGCCGCTGTTTCCGTCTCTACAGCAACATTCAATTCACATGTGCTCACTACCTTTGACGCGGTAAAAGCCGCCGCATTGAGGTCCGCGGCGGCATACCCGCATTGATTCAGCAAAAGGTCTTCCACGATCTCCGGAGCGCCTTCAATCAGCACCCCTCCGGAATGATAGCCCTCAAAAGCAACTTTAACACTGGATGTTCCCAGGACAAAGGAAGCTGAGGAAATAGTAAAAGTCCCGTTGGTCAAATCCTCATTGCTGTGCGCTATAGTTTGCCAGCCTGCGCCGTCTCCATAATCAACATATACCTGAGTAATGGATTTAATGGCGTGGAAAGCGCAGTCACAAATCTTGAATTGATAAACATTTGCCCCGTAGGCAGTGTTAATGCATGTCACAATCGGAGCCTGAGCCGCGTCATATGATCCCCAATAATAGGGGATCGGTTTCCCTTCAGCGGACGGGTCGAGATTCGCCCAGGTCGATATCCAGAAGTTGTTTATCGGCAATGACCGCAAAAGGGCAAAGCTCTTTGATTCAATTTCAATCGTGTATTTTGTTTTGGTAAATGCTGCCTGCATGATCTTACCGGCAAAGATGCAGGTGTACTCCGGATAGGGAAGCGCGTCCCCGCCCAGAAGAAGCTTAATATCTTTGTTATTCCATATCCACCGCCTGGCTATCTGATCAAAATATCCACGCCCGTTGAGCAGGACTACAGACCCGCTTGATATTTGAGAAGCTCCCCAGTGGATTGACTGTGATTCCTGAGATATGGACGGAATGCCGTCCTCCGCGATGTAGGGCTCATAATACCGGGAATCAAGGGTGATCCCCTTTGTGGCGAAATAGACCCAGAAATAGACGATGATTGTATGATGGTTCGGAGAGCCGTCGTCTGTTGGGTGTATATATAATTTACTGTTTGCCGTATCGTGCCAGTATGATCCTGCTGTAGCTTCCACTTCAACAATGCTTGTTTTTGCTGTTAAAGCCGTGCCGTCAAGTTCACAGACAACAACGGCCTTTCTCACTGTCTCAGTTGCATTGTCAGTAAGGGTTACAATTTCATTAAGGTATGTTATTTCATATGTATATGTTTTCCCGGCTGTGAGAGTAAAGTTTGTCACCTGTTCGCCCGGCTTCGCTTCACAAAGGAAAACCTTTTCGGATACGGGTGAATCTACCAGATCGGCAAAGGTTGTTGTTAAACCCATCAGCGGGACTCCGTGAATTCAAAATCATAGGTAAAATGAAAAGGTCGGGTAATTGTCGGTACTTTTGAAAAACTGCCGTATATGAACTTTTCCACCAGCTCACCGGAAAAGTTAAAATCAACAAAGAATTCCTTTTCCATGCCCACAATATTAATCATGGCCTGATAAAGCACCCACTGAGCCTGAGTTTCAATAACGCCGTTACAGCGGATAACCCTGTACTTTTCTATCTCATCAACGTGAGCCTGCCCTCCTATGGATTTTGATATCAGAGAAGGGATAACAACCTCCTCGCTATATCCCCAGCCGTAATCAATAGCAGGCTCGAAATACGTCCCCACAAAAAGTCTTCCCAGATTCCAGTCACCCGGAGCGTTAACAACGGAAAGACGGTTATACCGGTAGGTTCGTGTCGCTGCCAGTTTTTTTATTATAGAGCCCTTATTTCCGCCCGGCGTTGTAGGCGCAAGCCATGTCAGGGCTTCCGTTGCCGCCGGTGCGCCCCATACATTCGTATCGTTAAATTCAACCTGAAGCGTTCCCGGAGCCGCGAGCCAGTCAGGATAACCCGTTAGAGCAATCGCGTTGACCGCCTTTGCAGTGCCGTGATCTATGACAAGCTGTGCCGTCCCTGCAGTTGCTCCGGCTGTCTTCCATGTCTTTGTCCGGAAAGGATTCTTGAGATTATTCGCCGGAAACCCGATAGCCGCGCTGCTTGCCGTAAGAGTCGCCGTGTCCAGGAGGTTGTTGTGGAGAAATAATATACTCATATGTCTGTTATCCCCCGTGTATGCATAATTTTTACGCCGGCCTTGCTCTGTTTATATATAATCGATGTCAGGACCCTGTTATCAACAACAACATTAACCTGGACAGGAGGAAGGTCAAAACTGCCCGTTTTACCCCCGCTCATCCTCTCCCTGTTTTCCTGCTTTGTCAACACCGCCTCGCCTTCATGCGCATTTATCAAAAAATTATCCCTGGGCACATAATCAAGCCCGTTTTTTGCGGATAGTGCGTATGACTTAGGCGCGATTCCCGCCATAAGGCCGCTTAACCCAGCCAGCAAGCCGTTATCATTCGCACCCATATATTTTACTGACATGGAGCCGCCAGCATCACCGCCTATAGCACCCCTTGCAGCATTAGCCGCCATCGCAATTGCTGTACCAGCGGCATAATTTGCCCCGAATTTCAACGCCATCGTAGATAATTTGGACAAGTCTAAACCTTTTACCCATTCTCCAATTCCTTTCGTAATATAAGCCGTCGCCCCTGCTTGCGCGGTATCTATCCCAATTTGAGCAAAATCAATATCATTACCCTGTATTGCGTTTCCCAACAACTCCCCGCCTCCTGTCGCTATCATTGCTCCAATAGGCCCGCCGTAATATGTCGCAAGCATTTTCCCGGCCATCGCTACATAACCCGCTGCTTCTTCCCCGATTAAACCGCCCAACAAACTTCTCCCCGGATTCTGTCCTTCCTGAGAATTCAGTCTTACATACCCCGTAACCGGGTTCATACTCCACATAGAATCAACGCCGCCCGTATAAGCAACGCCGTTCTTCCAGGTGACTTTTGACCAGTCTGCAACCGCCCCGTTCATGCTGTCAATGGGTGAGGTGAAATATCGGTAAGGGTTCGCCGGATTATCAGAAACATATCGCCAATCGCCCCAAGTGGATGCGTATGTACCATCCGGGAATCTTTCATTTGCGCCTACTTTCTGAAATGTACCGTAGAATTGAGGGAGACCGGTGCGAGGGTTAATGGTGCCTGCACCGCCCAGCGTTTTTAACAATGCCGCTTCAGCAGGGTTAATGTGTGCAAGCATGGTGTCACCGCGCTGCCCTTGCCCTGCTATTGCCTGTATGCTCTCCCTGTCAATAACAAATTCACCGGGAGAGAGCATGGCACGTACAGTGTCATTCATAGGAGAGTTACCGCCGTTTGCGTAACCAGGGACAAAACCACCGTTGGCAAGCGTATACATTGCATCTGTGCCGCCTATAATACCCGCCGAATCTCGGGTTGTACCGCTCAATAAATCCCCGGCAAAGCCGAGAACTTTATTGACGATCCCGAGGACATTGGAGCCATCTTCGGTCCACTTAGTTTCAAAAAATAGTTTGATTGCACCTTTTGATACTGCTTCAGCTCCCATATCAACGAGATTCTTTGCAAGAGATTTCAGCATGGTATCCTGAAGATTCTGCCAATCAATGCCGATATTGTTGAAATTTCCTTTTAGAGCATTGAAAAGATTATCCGTTAACTGTGTCTTGGACTCATTGACAAAAGCCAGCGTAACCGCTTTTGCCGTATCTCCCCAGGTAGTGTGCGCAAGGGATACTTCTAATAATCCGGCTTTAACTCCGATGACCCAGTCTTGTGAATTTTTAGCCATTTTTATATATGATTCAGCAGATTTGAGCCTGACATATTCAAGGACAGCGGCTTCTTCATAACCGGCGTCTCTAAATGCCTGCGCCTGGCGTTCAATATTCCTTATCTCTGCTTTGTAGGATGTCTCCCCGTAATTTTGCAAAGAGCCATAAAAGCTTGCAGCAGCAGAATCTCTTTTCGCGTATTCGTCCCGCCACTTTACGGTAAGCCATTTCTCTCTGTCGAACGTTTTTCCGACCTTCAGGGCTTCAAGGTCTGCTTCCGCGTTCAGGCGTTTTTCAACAGCGGTATAATAATCCGCGCCCCAGGCCGCTACAGTAGAATAATAATTTTGTTCAACGCCTGCTTTGGCTGCCGCATTATTGAGCCTGATTCTTTTTTCTTCAATCGCGCGGGCTTCTTCCAATGCGACGGTATTTTTTGTATAGTTGGCATATTCTTTGTATTTCTTTTCCAGGGCAGCTATGTCGGCATTTACGGAATTCTCAGAATATTGATCTATTGTTTTATACAATGACGCTTCGGTTGTAAGGTTTTTCTGAGAGTAATCTTCAACTTTCTTTGCCTTCGTATTTTCATTTGTTTCCCATTTTTTCCCGTACTCATCATATAGGGTATTAAGCTTTTCCTGCTTTACTTTTTCATTGTCAAAACCGCTGTTGATGTATTCTGCTTGCTTATTATACCAGGCATTAAGAGCGCTCTGCTCTTTCGCGTACAGTTCCAGGGAGACGTCAAGGACATTCTCACCCATTTTTATTTTTAATTCTGCTGAGCTTTTCGCGTCTGCCGTTACGGTGTCATAAAATGTTTTATTCTGCTTGGTAAGCTGGGCAAGGAGGTCCTCTTCAACTTTTTTGGCTTCCTTAGCCGCTTTTTGTTCCTCTTTGGAAAGCCCGCCTATGGCTTCCCCTGCTTTTGCCGCCGCTGCTTTTGCCGCTTCCGCGGCCAATTCCGATGCTGTTTTGACGGATGTCTCGGTTTTTGCCATTGATTTGATTATATCGTCTTTTGTCCATTGCGCCCGGCGGTCTATCTCTGCCAGTTCAGCTTTTGATTTGTCGCTTACTCCACTGATAAGTTTCGCCACGCCTGCGACAGCTCCGGCAATGGGACCTCCAACAGCGCCCGCAATAGCTACGCTTTTAAGGTCTTTCATGTATACCATCAACTTATCCGCCCCGCTTAAAATATCAACAACCATAAATTTAAACGTACCGATAAAGGTTGTTATAATCGGAGTCCCACCGCGGAACATGTTTAATACATCTACCAGCGCGGGCAATAAAGCCTCTCCGAGGGCTGCTTTAGATTCGAAAGACGCATTGTTAAACCGGTTAATTGCCGCCTGGCCCTTTTCGGCTGCTTCCGCCGCCGCTGAGCCATACGTTTCATGGAGCTTTTGCGCTAATTTGGGGAGCATGTCAGATGCAATCACCTTTCCATCTTTCAGCATTTTATCAAGTTCGGCAGTGGTTACGCCCATAGAATCAGCGGCCAGTTTGAAGGCGCCGGGTAATCTTTCGCCCAACTGCCCGCGCAATTCTTCAGCCTGTACTTTGCCTTTCGATATCATCTGAGACAAGGCCAAAAATATGCCATTTGCCTGTTCTCCGGGCAATCTCAATGCGGTAACCGCTTCAGATACTCCAACAAAGATTTTGCGTGAAGCTTCCCCTTCAATAGACGTGTTTTTTGCTGATGCTGCGAATTTTGCATAAGCAAGGGATGTGTCAACGAGGTTAAGACCAAGTCTTTCGCTTTGCTCTCTGACAAATTGCAGTTCCTTGCCTGCCAGATTGCTGTTACCTACTGCTGCATCCATTGTCGAATTCATGCGCTCCATGGCGAGCCCTGCATCTATGGCCGACTTGGCAAATAGTGTTATTGCACCTATCGCAAAAGCTTCCCCGACAAAATTGCTTAGCTTATCTACGGAGGACTGCATTGTTGTAACTGCTGTGTTGGCCTGCCTGACAGCATGATCCATCTTGCCGAAATTCTCGGTTGTTTTGTTGATTATGACGTTGCCTTTATCATCAACAATGAGGTCTATCTTAAGCTGTGCCATGGTTTATCCCTTTTTTCTCCTTGCCTCACTATGCGCCGCTATCATCACGAGGCATTTGTCCATCAAATACTTCCGTTGTGACGTGTCCCGTATACCGTAAATATTAAACGCAAGCTGTATCGGGCCGTAATCATAATCACCGGAGCTTTTAAACAAGCCCGGAGCTACACGGGAGAAAAAACCGTCAATGAATCGTTTGTTCTCCTGTGAGAGTTTGGGCACGACAGGAAAGCCGGCCTTGCCTATCTTCCTGCAGATTTCTGTGGTGTCGATGCCCGCGCAATTCAAATCTTTATACCCCTCAAATTCATCTTTCTGGGACGACCGGCACAGATCGCAGCTCATTTTCGCGTCCGCGAACCACCAATCAGCCCACTGCTTCAGTCCTGTTCTTCACTTTCCTTTTTATTTTTGAATGCGTTTACCTTACTTATTACAAAAACAACCATATCCATGCAATCCTGATTTATTTCATGGAAATCATATATTGCGCGTTTAATATCATCTGTGCAGGGTAAGGGCTTGCCGTCAGTGTCAACAACATCTCCGCTCCATCCGGTGAGACAGTAAACGAATTTATCCTGTCCGGTTTTGTTGGGTATCACAGCGCCCCTGCTCGAATATACTATCTCCCCTTCACTTGCCGGAAAAGGCCGTATTTTCAGCTTTATATCTTCTTTATAATTAAACTCCTGAGATTCATATTTCAGCTTTGACATATCAATTTTAAAACTCATAAAACCTCCTTAATTTTAATCCCGCCCTGTTTTTACCAAGGCGGGGTACTCGGTTACGCATTTGCTACATACCCCGGCTTGCCGTAGAACTGGAAATTTGCCGATTCTTTTACAATTTCGCCCATAGAAGCGTTTACACTCAGCCCGGTAAAATTCACCCAGACGTTAAAATGCGAGCCTGTCTGATCCTGATCCGGGTCATAGGTAAAGAGCTGTACCAGGCACACTTTCTGTGTTGCCGCTATCGCCGCAAGAAGTTCGTCGAGCAGCGATTTATTCCCGATGAAAAATCCTTCCGATCCTCCGCTGCCTCCGGCCATACCCGGTAATGCCGATTTCCATTTGTCGCCCATGACGGTTTTATCAGCCATGTCAACATTCGCGGTCATATTCCAGGACAGGAGATACCCGAGTTTTTGCAGTCCGGAGTCGACGACATACCCGTTATTTCCGGTAACGGTGACGGCGGTAACATTCTTGTCAAAATGCCCGATCCCGCTTGACCAGTCAACCCATTGGCATACTGCCCCGCCTGAATCCGTCCAGACAAGGGTAGCATTCGGATTCAGCAGGCGCTTTGCAGCTGCCGTTATCTGTGCTGTCGTGCCGGATTCCGTTGTTGCTTCGTCTTTCAAATTCCCGATGCTCCATTGATCTCCGGCGGTATGCCCTGTTGTGGCTGCAAAGGTAATTTTCTGGTTATCGGAAAGAGTCTGCTCCGCTCCGGTGATATCCACATCCTCGGTCCATGCTCCGCCGTTTTTACGCCATTTGAAGCTGTCGGTTGCACCGGCGTGGTCAATAACAACTTCAAAATCACCGGATGCAGCGCCGTTGTAGCCTGTGCCCCACAAAGCATCGTTTAACCCTTCGCCCTTGAAACCGTTGGGCCTGAGTCGGAAAATATTGCCGTGTTTGCCATGAGAAGGCACGCTTATGTCAGCCATATCACACCTCCTGTTTTATGCCGCGTCTGTTAATGATAAAGCTCCATCGCCCTGAAAATTGACGGTGAGTTTTACATTATCACTAAGGGCGGCATTTATGCTGATGCCTGTAATAAAGATATCTCCGGTATAGGCATTTGTGGAGGCATCCAATAAAAACTTAACATCCGTTAACTTTGTTCCCGGAGCCGCATTTACAATATTGTCAATAAATGCTTTCTGCTCGGTATTGCCCGCCACAAAACTGCCAGAAAAAGAGCCGTTCCAGGATGCAAGACCGGGGTTTGCCGACTTCCAACTATCCCCCTGAGCAGATTTATCAGACATATCAAGCGATGTGCTTATCTGCCAGCCGTCCGAAAAAGCCATTGCAACATTGTTCTTCTCAATCCTTGCTACCTTGCCGTGAAAGGGAGTCGTGTTATATGCCATCTTCTGTTACCTCCTCTAATTTTATTCCGGCGTCCTTTTTAACTTTCGGCTTGGCCTCCTGTTGTGGAGCCGGTGATTCATCTTTTATTGCTTCGAGACATGTGGAGTGTGCCAGCGTGTTTCCGTCGTGATCCACAATAAATATGCCTGCCTTGCAGTAGATGCACTGGGGCTCAACATTTTTCCCCTTCACAACACCGCACTTCTCCTCATTGCATTCCAGCCTGATAATGCCCTTATATGGGTTCATCATGCCCGTTACCTCCTTTCTTATGAGCTAACCGTAACCGGTCAGCTATTTGTATCTATTCAACAGGGTCGACGCCCTGATAAAGACTTTGTGTAATAGTCAACGGCATATCAATTACAAAGTGCGGGTAAAATTCAATCATCGCGTATTCTGGATCATCGGAATCAATCATCCCGCCGCGCTGCGCCTCCGTCATGCTCTTAATTGCCGCAAGCACTTTCTGCCTGAAATTCTCCGCTTCCTTGACACCCTTATATTCTTTGATGTTCCAGTCTCTTATTGTCGCTGTTATCCCGGCTGCCGAGAGGTCTGTTGTCCCGGATGTAAACGTATGGGTTGCGTCCGTCAGGATCAGGATTGTCCCCAGGGGCGCACTGTCAGCAGGAAGTGCCGGCAAAGCAATTGCGGCGTCTGCGGAAGTGGCTGCGCTCGTGCCCTTTGTCACTGTCACGGAGCCGGTTTTATTAATGCTCACCAGATAATAGCAATATGTATTAATTGCCTGCTCTACGCAGGCGGTCATGGCGATATTGTCGGCGGCATCTTTGGTATAATCAATGCCGTTAATGCTGTATGTGCAGTCAGCGGCTATTTTCAGTGTATGTGCGTTTGTTCCCTCTGCAAGTCCGGGCAGTTCTTTCAGGTACGGTTCGCGCTGTGCATTTATCACGCCCATTGAAACACCGATAATGTGCTCAACAACTTCTTTCTGATATCCGGAGCTTTTCCGGGCAGGGTAAAGCAATATACAGGGATAATCAGCATCAGGGGGCCTGTCCCGTTCGTCAATGCCGATATAAATAGTATGATCCTTGCTGTATGTTGCCTGTGTCCAGGCCCTGATAAGCGGATCAAGAGCAATTATCAGTTTCCAGTTATCGAGGATTGTGTTGATGTTGCTCATATCCGTTCGCCTCTTATTTTGCGCTCAAAATTACTCCGGATGTTGGGCATAATATTACTTTCATTAGCATTCAGGAATGTGTCTATTATATCCCTTGCCGGGGTTTTGAACTGGGTTGTAGTTGGCTTGAGGAAGAAGAATTTAGCCCTGCCTTTAGCTTTACCCCTCTTTTCTTTTAAAGTTTCACCCAGGGCGATTAAACGCTTCCGCATAGAATCCGTCACCTGCTTTACAACACCCTGCTGGGTTTCCGTAAATATATTTTTCCAGCTTTGTGAAAGGCGCTCCCGGCGTGTATCTGTAGCTCCTATTTCAACTTTGTAATGTGAGTTATCACCGGCTGCATTATACCGGATCGCTTTATAAAGATTATAAAGAGGTTTGTTTTTATGTTTAATCGCGCTGCCTGATATTGATTTTGCAATTTCAGTCATGGGAGAAAACGTTTTTCCTCCCGGAGATGAGGTTTTAACCTGAGACTGCAAAAGCCGCATGAGCCTGAACCCTTCCACTTTAACAGCCGTTTGCCCCGCTTTAATCCTATTTTGATTATCAGCCTCAAACTCTTTTAAAAATTCATTCATATGACAATTTATCAAGCTCATAACGGCCTCTCATCCCGTATCAGCGGTATTATCCAGGTCAATCCGCTGTCGTCTTTTTCCGGCGTTACATCATCATCCTGGTAGACATAAAATGTATCGGCACCTATAACGACAACATCGCGGTATTTCGGAGCCGGCACGTCCGAGACTTTTACCTCAATCCAGGCAGTTATTTTATATGTCCCGACATTGTTTATTTTCTTCTGTCGCGTAACAATTGCCGGTATGGTTACGCCTTTGAATGTGATCGTTTCGGCAAATTCATCGGTGTTAAAGAATACGGCCGTCAGGTCCGCGGCTATCTGATCTGCAAAGGTCATTACTTGGCACCTTCGGTGACTGTTTTTGCATGTTCAACCTGCATTTTTCCGCGCATATAAGAGGCTACGCCGAGGATCGCGCCGGGGATGCCGAAGAGCATGGTAAAGGAAGTAACCAGTTGCGGTATCATCGCAAGAGCTTCAGGCTGTTTTTCAAGAACAGCTTTATAGGCAAGAATGCAAACAAGGACACAGACAACGAGAAAAGCGGTACCGCTGATAAATCCCCAATAAGGACGCCAGGACCAGGTCGGCCAGTGTCCGGATTGTGCTTCAATCTGCATTGTGGCATTTACCGCCTGTATCTGTTTTGTCTCTTCGGCTATCCGCAGGGTCTCAGCCGCTATGACGGCTTTCTGTAGCTCCGTAGCATTATTTATTTCAATCTCCCGGAGTTTGAGTGCTGCCTGCGGGTCTGCTGATATAGCATCAGCAACTTTGTCCGGCTGCGCTTCAACACCGAAAACTGATGCAATAATAGCGCCTATCCCGGTGCCGAGAGGACCCCCGAGGGCGGTACCCACAAGAGGCGCAAACTTTGCCGCGATCTGACCAATATCTTTCCAGTCCATGTTTTACCCCTCCTTCAGTTGAAAATGCGGCGCATCCGGTTTTTTCCATCTGCCGCCCCACACAAGGCCAACACTTTCGCCGAGCTCACCTGCCCTTGTGTACTTCTTTGCATCCCAGCAGGCTTGATTATTTTCGATTAATACAATGTCAAATGCTTTACCTTCACAATGCTTGCTATTTATAGTCCAGGTAACAACCTTTCCCGGTTTAGTCCTCCCCTGGGCATAAAGTTCTTTTTGTTCTTCACTGCTTCTTTTTGTGCATGTGACAATAAACTGTATGCCTTCATCATGCATTTTCATGGTAAATTCATGGAATAAAACTTGAAGCTCAGGCAATAGATCTTCTACTTTTCTGCTTGGCATTTGTTCCCCCTTAAAAAGCCTTTATTTTACACAGCGCCAACACAAGGACCATAACCGCTCCACCAACAACAGAGCCAAAAAAATTGAGTGTAGTTTTAAATGTAAACCGGGTTTCCAAAGTGGCGACGCGCTCATTTAAACTTTGCAGCGTGTTAAATATGAGCCAATCCTTTTGTTCAGCAGGCGTTTTTTCCCAATCTTCTTTATTCACCACAATAAAGCCGTTTCCCATGTGCCTACCCCCTTAATTACACATCTTATCTGCATCTTCCCCTGTTATCCTCAATCGCGCCAGATGCCCATTCGAATCTTCAACCAATGCAATCTGCCATCTGGTACCATCATCTCTTGTTTCAATCATGTGTGTCTCATCTTCAATGCCTGCGTCATCGTCAACCAATTGAGTGCCAGGTTGCCAGCAGTAGCAATTTTTCTTCCATTCCCGAAGTTTTGCTTTCATCTGATCCGGATATTCTTTCAGGCAAAGTTCTACATCCTGCCGTGTGTTGAACCAACGTGGAAACCCGACCATGTTATATACCTCCATGTTCAATCGTTCTTTCTGGCGACCATCCTCTATAATGCCTTGTCAACATAGTTCCATATAAAATTCCCTTTTCCTCAGCCCATTCAGACAGCGATTTCGTGGCACCTTTATATGTTAGCAATATGGTGGTTCTGCGGTTATTTTGTTGAGTCTGTGAATTTGCCCACCTGCAATTATTTTTTGAATAACCTTTGGAATTGTCTATTCTATCCAAACTATGCCCATCGGGAGAATCACCCATATCCCGGTAAAAGTTTTCAAAGCTGAGCCAGTCTGCGTCCACGGTTATACCCCTGCCGCCATACTTTTCATAATCTTTGTTAGACTTGCACAGACATCTGTTTTTCATCGCTGCCCATACTTGATAGACTTTTGTACCAAAAAACCCGTGTTTTTTGTTGTATCTTGGGTGTTTTTCTCCATCCATATCCCTGGACTTTTGCACCCAATAACAATCCCTTGAACAGTATTTTCCTGTTCTATCGTTTCCCGAAATACTAAATTGTTTTTTGCAAACAACGCAGACGCAGTCTCTTTTAGGCATAGACATACCTCAATCCAGCGTTCAGCACCTGTCCCGGCAAAGCCGGGGATCGATCTGTCAGCCGTTTAAAAATCCGTGTTGCGTTTTTCGTGTTGCTCATAACGGCTCCGCCGCGAACCGCCCGCCGAGATACGCATACGTATACCAGCGATAGTTATACGCATACCGAAACCGAGAGCCCGCAGCCGACCCCGTATACCAATAACCGCCAGCGTTCAGCTTTACATCTCCGTAGGTGCCCTGGCTGTATAGTTGCCCCTTGCTGCCGCCTATAGTTTTGAAGGAAAATGCCTGACTGTTTAAGGCGAGGTCAAGGGTGCCGTTGGCTGATGTGGGGGACGTAAATTCAAGTCTGTTGTCTGCTCCGTCATCATAATTTACAGCCACTCCCAGAGATGAGGCAGTGGCGCTATGCTTTATCTGCAACATGTAGGCTGGGTTGTTTGTGGCCGCATAGACATCCTTGCCGATTACCGTGTTATTGCACAGGAGCCGGGAAGGTTGTGTCGCGTCCTCATCAAAATAGACTTGCAGACCACCGGCTGCCGGATCGGCATCATGAGTAATCTGTACTTTATAATCCGTACCGAGAGCGATTATCTTGTTAACAGCCGCACTTGCCATATTGCTGCAAAGATAAGGAGTCCCGTCATTAAAGAATTTGATATATATCGGATTACCACCGGGTGCTGCAACGTGGGTGATAGTACCTGTTTTTGATGCTGCCGTGATTGTACCATCAGGATTGCACTGGTACGACTGTTCATCCAGCCATTGGTACATAGCACCACAACAATCCTCGCAGCCGATGTTCGATATCATGCGGCGTGACAATGTGTCTACGTGCCCGCCGGTAGTCACAGGATCGGCAGAGCCGGTGATATTGGTCTGTTCATTGCTACCTGCCGCTATAGCCTGAAACTCCATGTCCCGGAGGAGGCGTTTTTTAACTGCTGCACCATCGTCTACAAAATTAAGCCATGTACGACTGTCGCTGATGGTTCCGCCGTTAACGGATGCGGTTGATGTGTCTGTTCCGGAGGCCAGATAGATATCTACCCATTTGCCTATCTGATCGGAATAGACCATCCCTTCCGGGGAGGCCTCGCGGGGTTTGTGTTTTAAGTCCCAAATAGAGTCAGGAAGTATATCCCCTGCCAGAAATCCTTCTAACTTATTCGGTAATTTCATCCAGGTAATCTGATCGTCAACGATAGTTGCACCATTGGCTATAGATGCCCAATTGGGTTCCGTGGCTGCATGGGTTTTAAAATCACCTGCACGTGCGGTGCAGACATAAATGTAGTTGTCTTTAACCGTGGGTTTTCTTGTCTCATAAAGGGCTATAACCGTATCCGCAGCCCAAGCTGTCAGGGTAAACGATGCACAAAGGCAGTGAAACCCGCCTATTTTACGGGAGTTAGAAGAGGTGTAGCCCGTGGGAACTGTAGAGTTGGCGGAAATAACAAATTTAGGTACGCCTCCTGATTGCTGACAGGCATAAATATAAAAATCCTTACCAGCGCGATTAGCAGCAACGGTATAGTCAGTTCCGGCAATGGTGTCCCAGTTTGCAGCTACAGACAGGTCGATTTGCGATTGAGCGTTAAGGGCATGACCGCTGTCGTTGATGTTGACGGTGAGGCGGTTGGGTGTCAGTAAGGTGTACCTGTTTGCCGCTGTGGTGTAGGGGGTTTTTAATGCCCATTTTATATCACGTTCGTAGTGGGCAGGGAGGGTGGCAAGCAGTGTTAATAAATAGGTTCTTCGTAAATCAGCCACAATATTCCTCCAAATATCTCACATCGCATGTGTCAGCAGAGGCGACAGCATAGATGGCACTACGGGTGTAAAGCGTCAGGCCTTCACCGGGGGCGATTTTAACAGTATTCGCTGTTGTTACGCTTGCATTGCCGATATATAGATCATTCGTTGCTGAAAGATTCTGTACAAGGATAGAGCGCCGATAAGAATTCTCATCAACGAGCTTATCAGCTACGGTACCTATGGTTTTATTGCTGTGAGCAAATTCCGATGGCGCCACTTCTGTTACAGGATTATGGCTCATATCTCCCCCTTCTTGTTTTGTTCTATTGTTTTTAAGGCGGGGATTATCTCCCCGCCCTGTTTGATTTCTGATTCGCAAGACTTGCAGACAATGAGCGGCACATACATTTGTCGGATAGTGCCTGAAAAAAGGTCTATAGGAGATAACGTATCCGGATCCGTATAACCAATTATTTCATTACACTTATGGCAACGAACAGGGTGAGTATGCTCCGGAAGTTCGCTTCCCAACATTTTATCAAGCATTTTGTCTACAATACCCATTGCGCAAGCTCCTTTTCTGTTTATGTCAGGATTACTTCACAGGCTTCCTGCCAAAAGCCGTAACCGACATTGCGTATGGCTTTGATCCCGTACTGATGTTTATCGAAATCAAATTCAAATTCTGATCCCTCGGCTTTTGCCGCGACGGATATGCCCTCTTCTTCCTGTCTGATAAAGGCTTTTACATCCGCGTCCGTCCGGAATATGGCAAACCTGTCCGTCCAGGATGAAAGCCGGGCATTCGGGGCGGCGATTATATTGTATCCGCTATCCGGTATGATATTCGGCACACCGGCGGCAAGATTGTCGGATACTATACCGCCGAGCAAGCAGAGATATATCGGATTCTGAGGAGCCGCCAAAACAACAAACTGCTGGGCGTCCTCATTCATCGGCTCCGCCTGGTCGTCAACAAAACCGACAATTGCGGAAACACCCTTGAGTATGGCCTGCACTGCCTCCTCGCGGCTGGGGACCTCCGTGCTGCCGTGTACCGCGCAGGGCAATGCCGATATATCAACAGATATCTTATTGCTCTGTGATCCGCTGTCGCCCTCGCTATGGTCGGTATCAAAAAAATACTGTCCGTCATAACAGACCGCGGAAGGTCCATTCAGAATAAGCGTTGACAGGAGGCTTGCCCAGTGTGCGTTTGCCCTCCTCGCCTGTTCCGATATCCTGATTCTGAGCTGCCCGGTTTTGTCCCGTCTGAGATCGTCAACATTGACCTCAAGAGTTGACTCATACTTAATATTTGTAATGGACATACCGTTTTCTCTTAACCCTTTACCCTGGCGGCCTCCTTTCCATTCCCGCATTCCGGGAACCATGCCGAGCCACTTGTAACTTTCTGTTTCCTGAGTGCTGTTGAAATACATCGAAATTCCCGGTATCCATGTATTGCCCAGATTCTGCCTTAATGCCGCGTAAAACTGACCGATAACACCTTTTGATGTAATTCCCTGATACTGATTACCCATGATTATTTACCTCCTTGTTTTTGTTGTGGTTTATTCTTTTCATCCACGCCAACAAGGACGCCCTGTCCCTCTGTTACACCATGGACTACCGCCACGGCTGCGCCGTTTCTCCTACGTTTATCAATCATTTTTTACCGCCTGCATACCGGCTGTATAAATAACTCTTTATGGTAATTGCCGGTTGAAATATCGGGTCTATCCATAGAGCTTTATCTTCAACAAAGTGGCAGACATTAACTTCTTTTGCCGCTATTAATGTGCGGGCGAAGAGATCATAAACACCCTGTTTCATGCGGGTACCGTCATAGTGCAAAAGACAGCGCGCGGCATAAAAGAAGCTCTTTACAGGATTTGCTTTTGAATAATAATAGGCTGCATCCGAGAGATATCCCGTATCATAGGGGTCATGGGATACCGCAATATCAATATATTCAAGTTTCTGCTCTTCGGTTATCCCCGGTTTGTTTTTCGCCATTTCCGAATACCACTGGCCAAGAAATCTGTGCAAAGTTTGAATTATCACGGCTGCGACAATACAGCCGATGAGGATTTTTATCAGCAAGGGCATTGTCACCGCGCTGATTGACCCGCCTGCCATTGACCCCATGATTACCCAGAAGGGCACTGCCGTATGAACTTCGCGAAAAGGGAAAAAGAAAAGCGCGTGAATCAGGAAAGCAATAAGTAAGCCAAGTATAATAGGATCGTATGTGACGCTTAAAAAGAGGTATACAAAGAGAAGGTATCCAGGAATACCGATTTCCGACATGATTTCAAGATGGTCATTGTGTACCCGGTGAGACCGGGTGTTCATTTGTGCTTTTAATCTATCTCCGGCAATTTCATGAAGTTTGCTCTTTGTAATCCGCGCGATTATGTCGGGCAGTTCTTTTTGATATGAATTCAGCCCGTACCCGGTAAAGGGTTTTTTAACAATCATTTCAAGGGATGCCAGATATAACCATATCCGCCCGCCTATTGAAGCTCTCGCGTTAGGGATTGCATTGAAACGTCTGAGCACAAAAGCCGCTGCCACCAAACTGATTAAAGCTGCCGGCTGCCAGAATTCTGTAATAAATAGTGTGACCGCGCCTGCAGAAACGCATCCCGCAATCGCGCCTTTGCAGCGGGATATGATGAGCACTGCGGCTATGAGCAGGACAAAAGGTGTAAACCATACTGATAAATTGATTACGAGCCATATTCCCGTAAAGAGGCTGACAATCATAAATGCCCCGGTATGGTTGCCGTTGCCGAAAGTAAATGTCTCCCCTGCATTCGGGAATTTGCGCCTTTTGACAATCCGGACAGCTTCCATTGTTGCAAAGCTCACTCCGATTGTGAAAACAGCAGATACAGTTATAACAAGCGGGATTGTCCGGGCAACTGTGAATAAAACAAGATACGCAAGCAGATTAAAAAGCTCAAAGACACTTCGCTTTGTGTCCGTCCAGGTAAGAGACATAAGCAGCCAGACAGCAATAGATCCGGCAATCATTGTTGTATTGTCCATGGGGATATTGATCCCGGATGCCAGTGAATACAGGACATACCCGCACGTTGCCAGGATAAAGGGGATTGAGCGGCCTCCTAAGTGCTGCTGCGCTATCCAGAAAGGCAGCACAGCAACACAGAGAAGTGTATATATTACCGCGATATTCATATTAACCCTTTGACCCGCCAAGCATTGCATTCAGGGCGGTTACAATTGACGCCTGTTTTGTGATGACAGCATTCAGCGAAGCGACTATCGCGTCTGCCTGCGCCTGTGTCGTGAATCCATAGCCTGCCAGGGACGCGGCGGTAGTTGCGACGGCTGTGACTGCTGTCGTGGATACTGCTGAAGCCTGGAGCGTTTTATTGTCGCCGAATTTAATGACACAGGTGTTTGCGGCAACATAGCGATAAACGGACCCTACGAGGCTGTTGCTGCCCTGAGTGAGCGTGAACGTCTCATCATCGCTCATATAAACCGGTTTGCCTACATCCGTAATGGCAACGCTTGCTAATGTCACCTGGGCATAGCCTTCGGTTATGACATCAACATTTTTCGCGCCTGACGCGCCGGTAAGGTTATCGACCTTCGCGTCCGCGAAACCGCGGAATGAGTCGCCGGCAACAAGGGGTCTTGAATAACCGGAGCTATCGCCAACAGCGCTGCCTCTGTAAATAGTCGAAGTGCCCAGTACGGGCAAAGTGTTTATGGGTCCTATTTCAAACGTTCTGGGAAGATCTGCTGCGAGTGCGCACATAATTATTTACCTCCTTTCTGGCCGTATATCTTGACGCGTCCGGCATGTTCGGCGTCGGTATATGCTTTATAGGCGTCAAAATCATTGCCGAAATCTGCCCTGAGTTTTGCGTCCTTATTCCAGACGGTTTTCATCTGTTCTTCTGTCATAAGTTCGCCGGATGCCGCTGTTTCTGTTTTCTTCTCTTCTGTCCTTGCCGCGTCAACAGTGGCAACGAATGCCGGGGCATCAGCTTTGTACGCGTCAAGCTTTGTTTCCCTGAGCGTCTTCTCCGCCTGTAGGATTTTTACCGCCGCGGTCTCGGCAGTGCTTACGCCGTCATATTTCATACGGGCAACAAGGTCCTCGTGACCGGGAAGAGAGCTTTCCTCAACTGCCTTGATACGGGCTCGCTCCTTATCGGCGCCGGCCTTCATGCCTTCGTCTGTGCCTTTTGTGAGGCCTTCAGAAAATCCCTTGTCAAAGGCGGTTTTTTCAATTGATGCAAATATGCCCGGATATGCTGTTTTCAAACTTTCAGCCGTTACTTCCATTTTGTAGCCTCCTTTCCATGTCTTCTTTAATTTTTTCCTGCATAAGCATGGTTTTGCCCTCCTGTGAGAGCTGCATTATTAGTTCGTCGAGTGATTTCACACCGTCCACCAGCCCGTTTTCTATTGCCTGCTGACCTATAAAAACCTTGCCATCCGCCCAGGGGAGAGCACCGTCCTCTGTAATAGCGAGCTTGCCCGGTCTGTATCTGGTCATTGTGTTCGCGAAAATTGAATAGAAATAGTCTACGGTATCCTGCATGTATTGTTTGCCCTCTTTACTCAGGGGCTCATATTCTGAATTGATGCGCTTATATTTACCGGCAAAGATTTCTGTTGTTTTTATGCCTTCTTTAGCTTCCCATTGGCTGTAATCCACATGAGTTGCCACAACACCAATTGAACCTATCTGCGCGGTTTCACCGTTGATATATATTCTGTCGGATGCCGCCCCTATCCAGTAGGCTGCCGAAGCCATCAGGCCGTCAGCGTAAGTGATAACGGGTTTTGTATCCTGCTGACGTGCTTCAAAGACTGCGTTAGCAAGTTCTTCTGTACCGTCTACCGTACCACCGGGAGAGTCAACAGCAAGGATTACGGCCGATACTTCCGGGTCCGCGAACGCCTGCTTAAAATCCCTCATTGCAATCTGAGATGAAAAACCCCCGGAAATCTGCATTAAAAGATTCATCCTTTTAGCCATGATCCCGTTCAGCTCAATAATTGCAACATTGTCAATCACCTGGTAAGGTTTTTGTTCGTTGTTTAAAGGTTTGCCGATTTGTGCTTCAATACCTTTTATATCTATTTTTTCCCCGCGAAGATGAACGCTGTAAATGGCCTGGATTTCTGCCAGCTTTTCGGGAAGAATTGCCCAGGGACTGGTAAGCACATCAAGTATTTTCAAGGTCGTTCCCTCCCTGATTGTCGTTTTCATCGTCATTTTCCTGCTGCGGTTGTGTAAATGCGGGCTGTTGATTTTTGTAATTTCTATCCGGATTAAGGCCGGCGTCAATAATTTGAGCCCGTTCTTTTTTGATCTGTTTTATATTTGCGTCAAAATCTCCGCCCATTGCTGCGCTTTCTTGTGCTCTGGTTGTCAGTAAGAGTTGGAGGCGCTTCTCTGCGGCGGTGACTTCCTTCACCGGATCTATCTGTCCGGGCGACGGTCCAACCCATTCTGCGGTGGAATATGCTTTCTTAATAAGCGGGTTGTTAAAATATCCCGGAGCCGCGATCCTTCCGGAGGCGATAGCTTCATACAGCCAAACTTCATAAACCTGCTGACAGAAATTCTGAGCAAGCCATTGGCGGCGGTTATTGAAAAATTTCCACGCTTCAAGGAGAGCGCTGCGGGCCGCTGAATATGATGCGGTGAAATGTTTAATCAAAACCTCGAAGGGCAGTTCCAGGGCGACGCCGATCTGCCTTAATATGGCCTGGACAAAAGGATCAAAAGCCGTGTTCGGGCGGTTCGGGTTTGCTGTTACAATATCCTCACCTTTTAAAAGGTCTATAATTGCGCCCGGAGCGAGTTTAACATCTGTATCGCTTGCTTTTGCCCCGGTTTCTCTACCGAGTTCACCGATATCAAAATCAGATTCACCAGCCTCTGTTTTGATAAAAACCGTGAACATCGATGATATGACAGCGGCCATTAATTCAGACTCGGTATATCTGCCAAGCTGTTTTAAGGACTCAATGACAGGTGTCAGATACGGGATACCTCTCGTCTGGCCCGGTCTGATAGGTTTAAACAAATGAATTATGTTTTTCAGGCCTGTTTTACTGCCGTATGCCTGTATAATTTGCCAGGATATAACATTCTGCGGAAGGGTAGAATACTGAAATTGATTGCAGACATGATACGCGACAGGCGCGCCGTATGAGTCTTTCTCTATGCCCATAAACAGGGTTTCCGTGTCGGCAATATTATCCTTGTTGGATATCCTGTCAGCCTCTATGAGTTGCAGTTTAAGGTCGTAGGCCCCGGCACGTTTAATACGGGGAAGGTTGATAAAAGATTCGCCGTTTTCAAGAGCCTGCCGGAACGCAAGTTCCGTTATCCCGGCGCCGTTTAACGTTCGGGCGCTGTCTACCTCAGTGCAGTCCCAGAATAAAGACCATTCCGATTCTGTTTTTGATTCCCAGGCGTCGGCCTGCTCATCAGTCAGATTCAGGATACTCCTGTCCAAGCGCGCCTGCAACTGCAAGCCGTTCCCGACAACATTTGTGCATACGGTATTGATCGCGCCCGTTGCCAGAGGAACGTTCCGGATCATGTCCCGGCTGCGCTGCCTCATCATATCAAGATCAAACTGGAGGGTTGCATTGGGGTCGGAGTCCTTAGGAGTCCACTCGGAAAGGGCCCTGCGGGATGTTGAAGCACCGAAATACATTCCTGATACTGCAAGAGCAAGACGGCTCTGTAATCTGCGGGCCCCTCTTACCGGGTCAAGAAAATTGATAGCCCGGTCAATGAAATTATCTTCGAATTCTATATTCTTGTGCCCGGCTTGGGTTTTGTATTTCAAGTTGGGGTACCTCCGCGCATTCTTATTCCTCCGCGGGAAAGCCGCTTTATTTCAGCGTCAAGCCTCATCATTTGATCGTAAAGCTCCTGAGAGCGTGGACGTCTGAGGTTCTTATCTCCAATGCCGTAGGCTTCCGCGTCAAGGGCTTTCAAATATGCCGCATGTGTGGCAGTATAGTCCGCCTGGGCGTCTGCAAGTGTTCTACCGGCCATAAATACTCCAGTGAATAGTTGATTTATGCATGGGGAGAGATTACAAAAAAGAGGAAGTACAGTGCAAAGAAGCATTTGAAGCATTTGAAGCATTTGAATGTTTTTTCAGGGGGTGTAATAAATAATTTCATAGAGTTAAGTTGTTTTTGAACAGTGTAAATTATAGATTTTTAAAATATTTATAATTGCTTAACATAATTAGGATTATTTTATGTGCGTTTTTTTTCGTGTTATTGACAATTTGGAGTAAATATTGTTGAATCTATATATGGTAACTGAATTATTAATTTACACTACATATAGTGGTAGTTTTACGCAATATAGGAGATAAAGTTGAAATACCAGTTATTTCTTGATGAAACAGGCGATCATGGGTTGAGTTATATTGATTATAATTTTCCTATTTTTCTTTTATGCGGATGTCTCTTTAGAGAGGATGATCTTATGAAAGTAGAAAATATGGTCGATGAGTTTAAAACAAAATATTTCGGTAGCAAAAATATTATTTTACATTCACGCGATATAAGAAAATGTGAAGGTCCCTTTCAAATTCTCTTTGATTCAAAGATAAAAAAACAATTTTATGAAGATTTGAACAAGATAATAAGTGACGCAAATTATTTTATCATTGGATCTGGAATACATAAAGAAAAACATATTGAAAAATATGGCAAAGGAGCTAAAGACCCATACAGCCTTTCCTTATCTTTTATAATTGAAAGGCTCATTTTTTGTTTAGATATATTTGATAAAAAAGCCGAGATAGAAATAAAGGCAGAGAAAAGAGGTAAAAAAGACGATGAAATGCTTCTTAACTATTATAATTCTCTTTCTGATAGAGGAACATCTTATGTAAGTCGAGAAAGACTACAAAAAAGAATAATTAGTTTTGGATGTTTTGGTAAGAAAGATAATTTAATAGGCCTTCAAATAGCAGATTTGTGCGCGTACCCGCTTGCAAGACATTTAATAAATCCTAATAAGCCTAATATTCCTTTTGAACTATTAAAAAATAAAATATATTGCAACAAAAACGGGGATTACAAAGGGTGGGGATTAAAGCTGTTTCCTTAAAAAGAAGAAAGCCTCTCGTGATGAGAGGCTTCTACCGACCGGGCGACACCCCGATCCAAAACTTTAATTCTCTTAACGATAGTATAGCAAGAAAAAGACCGGTGTCAAGTATTTAATCGCTAATTTGTTTCTTGGGTCATATCCCCTTACTCAGTACTCTTCTTTTTTTCTCGCCTGGTTGCACCTGGCGCTGAACGGTAAGAGGATCTCCTTTTTGAAGTACCCTCAGAACAGATTGCCGGTATATTCTGGTAGTACCGTTTACTTTGATAGCGTCAAGAGTGCCTGAGTCGCACCACATATATATAGTCTGTGCCGATACGGAAAAAAATTCCGCCACTTCGTCGGGTCTTAATAGCGTCTTTTCGGGCAGGTCCGGGCATTTTATCACTCTATGCCCCTGCTTAATACACGCCGGTGTTGTTTTTCCTGCGGGGCCCCTTCCCGGATTTGTTTTATCCTTTTTGACAACAGCTTCAGCGACGGCTGCCATTCGGCATCGGCGGCGGCCATGGCATAGACCGAACAATCCAAATAATGGTTTGCGGTGCGTACCCGGACCCATTCGGTCTGTCCGTTTCGTTTCTTCCGTAATTCTTCGGCAAGGAGTTCCCGGACAAACTCATTATCGGTACCGGCGTCAAATAAAATGCGCTGGGTATCGCCAGCAGCTCGGGTCAAACGCCAGTGAAAGAGTCCCTTAAACTGATTTGTGTCGAGTATGCGGAGCTCAAGGCCTCCGGGGATAGGTTTATTTTTGTGCGGGAATTTGTCAATAACCGTGAGTTTTACACGGCTTTGCTGGTCGTGAGACGCTCCTTTTACGCCGAAAATAGTTCCTCGGGGCTGTTTGCGGAGCCATTCATAAATTTCATCCGTCATGGTTTTTTCATTGTCGTTGGTATTCGGGCCCGGCCTGTTTCCACCTGTATCTATTGCAGCGCGCCAGATACCCATTGTCTCGGATGAGTTCTCGACCTGAAAACGGGCATGATAGACAAGGGCCTCGATGTCAGCCAGGGTACCGAGGTGGCCGTGCTGTATCTTCTGGGCAGTAAAACCAAGGACATCCTCAATCCAGGCGTAGATCGTAAAACGATAGCCCCAGGTATGGGAGTCAATCCCGGCAGTGAGAGCAAGCGCCGCCGCCGGGACAATGCCTGTGGGTAGGGTAACCCTGTGTTCCGCGAGAATGTTCTCTTCTTTCTTTGTCTCAACGACTTCTTTATATTCCTCTGCTCTTTTTTGCGTCACATAGACCATTTGCTTCTTCGGATCGTCTTCACCGCGTATGCGGGACGCGGCAACCTCTGAGAGGGACTCAAAAAGCGAATACCAGGCAGGAAGATGGAACGCCACGGACACCGGGCGAATGATTGGGTCCGCGGGCTGCCATTCTCCGTTTGCGTCGAACCGGCCGGGTACCCATCTGCCGTGTTTAACAGCCTGGTTGCGCATATAGTCATCCCAAAACATGCCGCACTTCGCGCAGGAATAGCGTCCGAGTTTGTTCCGGACAATGACAAGAGGGTTATGCTCATTTTTTAACGTGACAATATTCTCGTCACTCATGATCTGAAAGTGTCCACATATGGGACAGGGCACTTCATAGCGCCGCGTCTCATCGGCCTCATACTTCATTAACTCCGTAATAAGACATGGAGCTGCACCCGGAGAGGACAGCGCGAGGATCTTCTTTGTATGCGGGTATGTGTTTGTTCTGATCTTGCCGAGATACCAGGGATGAGCCTCCCTTTTTTCTCCGGTACCCGAATACCCCGGCCACTTAGAAATTTCATCGCCGATAAAATACCGCACATCCTCCGAGGATATCTCCGCTACGGAAGTTGCCCACGCCATCATGAGATCCATACCGTTAATAAAACGGATGGAAAGAGTAGTTGTATCATCATAACGAGGAGAAAGAAGCGACGCGAGGCGCGGGGAGGCCTTTATCATGGGCAGGATACGGCGCCGTGCAATACGCTTTGTAGTTTTTTCATCGGGCATGACGTACATCGCGCTTCCGGGGTCCTGATCGGCCGCATACCCGAGGCAATTAAAAGCAATCTGAGTCTTCACAACCTGAGGTGCAAAACACAGATATATTTCCCTGATCGACGGCACGGTCCAACAGTCCATAGGCTCAACAGCATATGGAGCGTTGGCATTTTGCCACCGTCCCGGCATAGGTCCGCCCGTGACAACCCGGTACCGCTCTGCCCATTGGCTGACAGTAAGGGGGAGGCCTGTCCGGGGGTCGCGTTCACGGGAAGCGAACACCCTGCGCTCTCCAGGGGTGAAGCGGATAGAGAGAGGAGGCGGGAAACCCCGTGAAACGTTATTCGTGAAATGTGATGTGTGAAGGGCTTGAGTCATATTATGCTGATACCTCATGCCGTTTTTCTATATCTTTTTGCCATTTGTGCTTTTTATCTTCCGGCATATGCGTTACGCATTCTTTACAATACCACTTTCCCTCAATATCTGATGAATAATATGTATATTTTCCGCAAATACAACAGATTTCAAGCGGTTCAAAGGCGTATTTAAACATTCCGCATTTAACACAGAATCCCGCGCCGTTACGGTATTCTCTGCGCTCAAACTGTGGATGATCACAGGCTTTATACTTTACGTATTTCTCATACGCTGCTGCCTCGGCCTCTTCAACTGTCTTGCCCTCGCCGCGAATGAAAGTTTTACATGTGGCATCTCTGGGAAAAGCTTCAAAAAAGGCCGTTGTGTATGCAGTATTTTCTGCAAGTTCTTTAATGGGATTACTTGATTCCATCATTTTTTCTAAAGAGCCTTTATCAACAACAATGCCGTGACTACCACATTGCACAAAACAGTCTGCAGGCCAAGGTTTAGCACATAAATAGGATTCACCGAATGATCTTCGGGCAAGTTTATTTGACATATTTATTCTTCCTCCTCTGTCTTATCACTTTCAGGAGGCTCATCACAGCCGACTTGGCCCTGTAATATCTCCTCCGGGATCCTGCCGGTAAGGTCAACCTCGGATTCCATAAAAACCCGGATCAGGTCCTTTTTCTTGCAGTTTTCAAACTTCTTTTCCTTAATCGTGTTGGCAAGAAAGGCAACTGCTTTCTCATCTGTAAAAATACCAAGGGAATTTCCCAGCTCAATTAATTCCGGAATTCTTTTTTTCTTAAGATACTCCTCTGTAATAACCCATTCGGTTTCAATATGTATCCCGAGGTGCTTTGCTATGAGGGGTTTGTATTCGAGCCCTCCGGCGATAGGTCCCTGGGCAATCAGCGGGTTGTCAATAAGCAGAAAACAAACTATGTTCCTTATCCAGGTATGGAGCAAAGGAACGGGCATTGCCTCCAGGGCAATCCATATTTTGCGCGTGACGTCTTCCTGATAGCCTTCAAGATTGTTTTCTTTAGCGAAGCGACATTTGGCATTATAATCACCATAGAGGAGAGCAAAAAGGGTCATGCGCAGTGCGCGGGCATCATCGTATTTGAGCAGCATAAATCTTTCCGGAATACTTTCACGGTAAAAGCGGTCCTGAAATTCCGGGCCGTGGTTTGCGGAAGTTTTAAATGAGGTGTTTTCAAATTCTGATTCACCGTGGTATATTTTTTCATAGCAGGCTTTTTCGCCCGTGCAAATCTTTCCCCAGGCAATTCTTACCTTGCCTGTCAGCTCAAGTACGGTGATATGTGACTGACATGTAAGACATTTTTGTATGTCGGCATTTCTTTTTTTCGCTGAATCAATGTGATGCTCATAGATTACGTTAAATTTACATTGATTGAACTCATCATCAAAAATAAAACCTGTTGTTCCAAAATCATTATAACCGTCCGGCCAGTGTTCGGTAAGCCAGGCCCGCTGTTTCTCGCGGAAACAGGCGGGATTGTTACAGCGTGATTTACTTCCGGAGAGATCATCGCCGAAAATAGTCGCCTGGGCGGATGAATTGGAAAGACAATTTTTACAGCCGTCCTTTGCCAAATTAAACTTTGCCTGCTTTAAGGGTATGGACCGGTTATTAATAGCCTGTTCGAGCATCTTTACTGTGACAGGGCGGGGGTTCCAATTATTACCCTGCTTCGGGTCAAGATAATCTTCATAAAATTTTGTGATTTCATCTTCCGGGAGCCGTATAAGAGGTTATTTTCCTGCCAGATGGTAAGGATATAGTCCGGGAGGCTGAGCACAGCAACGCGGCGCTGAATATACCGGTGGTTGATACCTGTGCGCTCAGCAAGTTCGGCAACGGCCTTATCAGCGCCTTTGCGATCTACATAAAGCTTAAATGCCTTGGCCTCTTCATATTCGGTAAGATTTTCCCGCTGAAGGTTCTCGATGGTCATCACATCAAAAGCCTGGTCATCTGTGAGATCCTTAACCAGGGCAGGAATTGACTCTTTGCCGGCTTCTTTCGACGCCCGGAAACGGCGCTCACCGGCAATAAGCTCAAAGCTTCCGGAACCGTTGAGAGCCCGGACTATAACCGGCTCGATAACGCCCTGTTTTTTGATGGATGCCACCAGCTCGTCGAAAGCGCGGCCCTCGAAACACGTCCGGGGGTTGTGTGGATTAGGGGTGATATTTTTAAGATTTACTTCTTTATACATGCTATCCTCCTTTTACTCATTCTCATCTGTGTTCTCTTCTTCTGTTTCATCCTTGCCGGCTTGCTCAAAAATCTTTTCATAGGCTGTAACGTCGACCTTGAATTCTTCTTCCTGCAAATACCGGGAAAGAAAATGTTCAAAAGCATTGAGACAGAAATCTATTAAATCCGGGGTTTTTGTTGCGTCGCCATCGACAATGTTTATTATTGCCGGCGCCTGACTCCGAAAAAAGTTTTCTCCATCGGTGCGGAAAATAGAAGCGCGGGCGGCAAGATCTGTCTCTACAGTCTCACGGGGAATGAGCTTTTGTTCCAGGGAACCTACCCGGAGTTCCCAATGCCGCGCGCGGGCCAGTTTTTCGCGGGTTTCCACATCGAGCTTATCTTTTTGCGCCTTGTCGAGGAGTTTTCCTCCCGAAGGGGTTCCGTCGGAGAGTTTCAAATGTGTCTTGGCATATTTTTCAACATCAGCCAGAGGATATTTTCCCTCTTTGTTCGGCCTGATCTTACCGGCCGTCTGGTGATTGTATATTGCGGACTTCTTTATTTTATATCCGGATGTCTGGAGATATTGAACAACGGCATGAAGATTTTCGAAAGCCTCGGGGGTTGATTCCTGGACTATGGTTTTTGTTTCCTGATCGGAGGTCAACTGAGAGGATGCTGAACCGGCAGACTCTTCTGGTGTATAAATTCCCCTTAATTCTTTATCCAGGATATCAAAAGTTTCGAGGTCTTTTTTGCTTAATATATCCCCGGAGGTTACTTTTTGAAGCAAATTATTATACATTTTTGGTTTAATTAATTTGCCTGCAGCGAGATTATTAAGAATGACGTCGGTTTTATCAGGGATTTTGTTATTAGCGTCGGTCATTTGTTAATTAGAGTCCTCACTTTCTCAAACTTATTCCGCCAAATACGTACCGTTTCTTCATTCCCACCCAAAATATCAGCAATATAACGAGCCGGTTGATTTATACCCAAAAATAATGCAAGAAGAATAATGGCCCGGAAATCCATGTGTATGCCCTGGAACATTGTTCCGGTCAAAGCCGTGAACCACTTACCGCAATGATGGCACTTGATCCTCTCATTGTGCCAGAAACGATATTTATATTTTTCAGATAATGCCTGATTACATTTCGGACACAATGGACCTTTTGGGTGCAGTTTTTCAAGTATGGTCAATCTACAAAGCTCTTCATCCAAAAACCACGCATTAAAATTCCTGGACACGTCCTCCGGTAGTAAATATCCCGCCCGGTCATTTATCAAACCTGCTTTAATTTCATTCATGCCAAATATTCCTTTGTGCTATATTTTCAGGTACTTCCATTTTTCCACCTCCGATTTTATTCAAAACCTCTGAATCCTCGCCGTCTTCGAAACCGTTAGAGAAAAACATCTTAGGGAGGACCCGCTCATTATGCGGGGGCATATAAGCCTTCCCGGATAGCTGCCTGAATCTCTTCCAGTGATTCAACTTCAGATTTTGGTATATTAACAGGTTCACCCGTTGCTAAATTTCGCTTAATACCATCCTTGCCGATGACAAATGCGGGTTTCTTTTTTTCCTTTTCTGTGAAGGTATTTTCGGGTTTTTTTGTTACAAATTGGTGTGTAAGTCTATCCCAATTTCTCCTCAGCGCATCTCCAGACAGAATATTACGGCCCCAGAATACATCGTCATGTGTTGCTTTCTTTATGACTTCCTCAATAATTGAGGGATCCTGTTTGTCAATGCGGAGTAGCTTCTCAATATCTTTAGCCCAACGAGTGATAGTTGTATCTTTCTGTTTTGGTGTTTGGGCTTTTAATTTGCTGTATGGGTTTGCTTTTATAATCTCTTCAAAAAGTACACTGCCGAGGTATGTTTCTTTTAGTATAGTTAAATACGTATAGTTCGAGTGCATCTGGTGCACTGGTACCGGTGCATCTGGTGCACTGGTTAACCCTTCGACCGGTGCATCTGGTGCACTGGTTAACCCTTCGACCGGTGCATCTGGTGCACTGGTTAACCCTTCAAATATGGGATTAGTGATCTCTAATCGCCACTCAGAAACGTCATTTAGATGATATTTGTTAGGTTTCCCAGTCTTACGCTGAGTGGTAATCATATGCAACTGTTCTAATAGAGCTATCGCATTTATGACCGGATGTTTTGAACAATTCCACTCTTCGGCTATAGTCTCAATCGACGGCCAGCTATCTCTTGATTTATTTCCGGCGTGGCACAGGAGACTATTATAAACAGCACAGCCAACAACCCCTATAATTTTACCAGCCTTTAAAACCAGATCATTATTTGGCTGATAGAAATTAAATTTTCTGTCGTCGACCGTTTCGATTTGTTCAACAGTTTTTTTATCATTGATGGATTTTGCCAA